TTCAGTAAATACAATCTCAAGCCGTGGATTTTCGCGGTCGACTTCAAACCGCACGCCGTCGAAATCCCATTCGGAATCATCTTGGCTGGTGCAATCCGCCACGCCATCCAAATATGCCTTGCAGCACGCGGTTGCGTTGTCCTTGTCCCGGCGTCGCTTGTTAGGCCAAAAGAAGTCGAGCCGGTAGCCCTTAAAGTGCTGCTGACCGATTTGCGCGAACGTCTCAAACGCCGCCAGTCGCCTCGCTCGCTTCTTAAAGTCGGCAAGTTTGGACCAATGAACGCGGGCATTAGGCGATAGGTTTCGGCTCGGCAATGGTAGTGTGATTGTTTTACTCATTGTTTGCTGCCTCCATTGCTGTGTCGATTGATTCGCGGGTCAACTCATAGTAAACGCCTCGCGAGTAAAATTCCCCATTAGATCGAGCGCATACCCACTCCAGCCGCTTCGCGTCCGCGCCCTCGTCTTCTTTCCATGACTGCAAACATGCCTCGGCCCCTAGTCGGCGGCGTTCCTCTTTCTCAAGCGACGCCCGCAGCTCGCCGATTTCCTCGACTAGCTTTACGCATTGCTTGGCGAGTTGGTCGCTTTGGTCTTCTATTTTTTTGACGACGTTTTCAATCGTCGGCCTTGGATACGCGAAGCATTGAACTGCGCACATTATTTTTTCGATTGTATCGCTCATTATTTTTTGATCTTTCTGATTTTGACTGTTTTGGCGTCGTATTTATACCCCTTTGATGCTAAAATATCCAGCATTAGTTTTGGTGAACACTCAAGCTTTCTTGAGGCGTCCTTCATTCGGCAGCCTTGGCTGTTTATTAATTTAAGGATAATAGGAAAGGTCGCATCGTAATCCCAAGTCCGCATCTTGCGATTTAGTTTTACGCCGAATTTGTTGCAGTAATACCGCAGGTCGCCGGGGTTTCGACCGAACTTTTCGCAGGCTTTTGTGATGCTCGCGCCGTGATTGTTCACCATGTCGGCGGCTTGCTGTGCAAATTCCAGTGGCGTATGCTCCGGAGCGGTCGTTTTTTCCTTTAATTCGATGCCGCCACCGAATCGACCAATTGCTTGCAGTCGCTTAAATCCCTTGGTTTTGCAATCGTGCAAAAACCGATTGTGCGCGACTGCCGCATCGAATTGCGCGCTTGTTATATGTGAATCAAGGATGGCGCTTGCCGTTGCTAGTTCGTGGCTCATAGCTGATAAAGTTTGACGACGAAAAAGGCGCCGGCTGCGCAGTGCGCAAAGATTAATGTGTAGATGATAGTTTCCATAATAATAAGCGCGGTTTGCCCGCCGCGCGCCGGGGTTGGTTGTTAGAATTTGAGTGCGTCAATTGCCGCGAAAATCTCTGGATTGATTTGCGAATCTTCTCCGTCGTATAATTCGCGCAACTCATCGACTAGAAGCAGTAATGACTTTCGAGCAAGGTTCTGGACTCGGTTGCAGCTTTGGCTCGTTCCGTCGCATCCCTCGCGCTCGACTTGATCTGCTGCGTTGCTGACTTTTCTGGCTAGTGTGAGTTTCATAATAATAATTTGATTGTTAATTAAGCGCGTGACTCGCGCCGACAAGAGACACTAGAAACCACCCAAACCCGCTTGTCAATACAAACACGAAAAAAGGTTAAATTATTTTCGAGTTACCGTCCGGCGTCTCAATATCCCGCGCGGCGTCGGGGTTGGGTTGTTAAAAGTTGCGAAGCATCCAGTCGGCAGATTTGCTTATGATTTTGGATGTTTCTTTTGGTGACAATTTGCCATTTCGATAAAGATCGCTGATGTGCATCACAAGTGAATTGAGATTCAGAAATGACTGATAGCACGTTTCGTCGTCGCTGCGCTCAATGTGAACGATTTGGGTAATGTCGTTCGCGTCGAATGAGATTTTATAAAGTTCTGTTTTAAATGCGTTCATAATAAACCGTTATGGTTGATGTCTGTATAAGGTTTTTCCATGATAGAAGTCTCGGCGGGATTAAGCATTAGTAGGAACAACCTTTTCAGCGTTGCCACGAGACTTGGCGAGGCCGGATAAGGACTCCTCCATGGAGTTCAACTGATCGTGGATGTCGTAGCAACCGCTGTGGCTGTCGTCTTTGTCCAGAGCGCGGAGGATGCGGAGCTTGTTAGCAATTGTAGATTCAAGGGAGTGAACTTCCTTGAGGAGAGCGAGCTTAGTTTCGTTGATATCCATTATAATTTGATTGTTAATTAAGCGCGTGACTCGCGCCGACAAGAGACACTAGAAACCACCCAAACCCGCTTGTCAATACAAACACGAAAAAAGGTTAAATTATTTTCGAGTTACCGTCCGGCGTCTCAATATCCCGCGCGGCGTCGGGGTTGGGTTGTTAGAAGCAGAGCCTGATTCCTTCGAGTTGGCTTTTAAGTTTCAAAAGGTGAGCGGTCGTTTTTTCCTTTAATTCGATGCCGCCACCGAATCGACCAATTGCTTGCAGTCGCTTTAATTGGGATTCATTTAATTCAATGCGAGCCTCAAGGGTTTCAACTATTTCAACGATCTGTTTTTCGCTTTTCATAATAATAAGTGCCGCGATTACCCGCGCGGCGCCGGGGTTTGGTTGTTATCCTACTTGGATGCCGCTTTTCATTACTGATGGAGTAATTTTAGCGTAAAAGTTACCGACCGCAGCGCGAACACTTGAGCCGTAAATTTCGCTCGTAATTTGAATCATTGACTCAATCTCTTCATTCGAGATTGAGTCAATTTTGTTTGCGATCATTTGTGCTGCGGCGTCTGCTGTTGTGTTGTTCATGACTAGAAACTACTCCCATTTACCCCCTTGTCAATACAAACGCGGAAAAAGATCAAATTATTTTAGAATTACCGTCCGGCGTCTCAATATCCCACGCGGCAATGCGCAGATACTTGCCCTCATACCTGACTAATAGCTTCTTGGCGACCGCCATAATTCGCGGACCGTCGCAGCGTTCGAGCATGTCCGCCGTGCTATCATAGACAGGCAAACCGCGATCTGTTAGCCATTTGCGAGCCTGTGAACTGCCGTAGCCCTCGTGGTCGAGCGTCAACCAATGCTTTACCAATGTCATCCCGCAATGAAATTCCACGCGCACGCTGTCCGGCTTCCCCGCCTTGCGATGCAATCGGATGGTCACGCCGTTTACGTCCATCCATCGCGGCTGATTGAGTAACATGCCCGCGTGCGCCTTGGCCTCGTGCATCTTCTTTTCGCGTTCGGCCTCGGCTGCGAACATTTCGCGCTGCACCGGTGGAATCTCCCACCCGCACGATGGGCAACATTTGATTGCGCGGCTAAATACGTTGGCGCATTCTCCGCAGGTTGCCAGTTTGACTTCGCCGGAGTCGTCAAGGTCGATGGGACCGTGGCGCATGATGTTTTCGCCGTAGTCCAGCACAAGGCAATCAGCCTTGCCCGGAAACAATCGCAAACCGCGCCCGATTGCCTGCACCCATAAGCCCTTTGATTGCGTCGGTCGCAGCATCGCTACCGTGTCCACCCGCTTTGCGTTAAAGCCCTCAAGGAAACAATTAACTGAGAGCATCCATTGGATCGCGCCGGCCTTGAACTCATCGACTAGGCGCTCGCGTTCCTTCATAGGTGTCTTGCCTACTATATACGGCGCGGCCACCCCATATCGTCGCAGCTCGGTTTGAACGTGCTGGCAGTGCTCAATGTCGATACAGAAAACAATAATGCTTTTGCGCTGCTCACTTCTCACTTTGAAAACCATATCGCGCACGGCCTCGGCCACTACGTCGGATTTGTCCACGCGCGTCGCCAAGTCTTTCAAGTTGAACTCGCCAGCAGTCTTCTTGACCTTATCGAGATTTAGTGACGTGTGCTCGCCATCGACCGTTCTGATTGGCGACAAAAAACCGGCGCGTATCAAGTCGCCCACATTCGCCTCGTAGCATACGTGATTCAATATGTGATCCTTGTGGCAGATCGGCCCGCTGCCCATACGATACGGCGTTGCGGTCAAACCAATGATGCGCAGCGCCGGGTTGCGTGTTTTCATGTCGGCAATGAAACGCCGATATTTGCCCTCGCCTTTGACCGGGATATATTGCGCCTCGTCAATCAATAGCACGTCTTGCGGCGGAAAGTCCTCGGCTCGCTTGGCAACTGAGTCGATACTCGCAAACGTCACCGCCTTGAGCGTGTCGCGCCGTTTAAGTGACGCGGCAAAGACGCCAATGGAAAGCGCCGCGTCGATGCCGGCAAGCTCAAGAGCGTTCTGCTCGACTAACTCCTTGCGATGCGCCAGAACCATGACGCGAAAGTGCGGACAAACTTTGATCCATTGCTGAATCAGTAGCGCCATTACTAGCGATTTGCCTGATCCGGTCGGCAAGACGATTGCGGGGTTGTCGTCGCGCTCGCG